CCGGTAAGCTGATCCTCCAGGCCGGCATCCTGAGTGCCCGCGACATCCCGACGCTGATTTCCTATGCGGAGGCCCAGTGCGAATTGCTGATGATTCACCACATCATCGACGAGGAAGGCAGATTCCAGCCATCGGCATTCGGGACCAAACCGCACCCAGCGCTGACCGAGCGTCGGCATTTGCAGAATTTGGTGCGGCAATACCAGGCTGCCCTGGGCTTTGGCCCGGCGAGCCGGCTCAAGGTGCAGCCGCCCGTGGAGGCGGATTCGTCATCGGTCTCGTCACGTCCGCAGGCTAAACAGGCATGACCGATACGGCCGCATGGAGGCGGAATAAATCTGATGACCTGGCAGTCGAAAACGGTTGCTGGTTCGACGTGATGGCCGGCTCATATGTGGTCTGGTGGATTGAGCGGTACTGCAGGCTGTACGAAGGGGAATGGGCTGGCGAAGCACTGGTTCTCCACTCGGTAGCCGACGAACCGGAGTGGCCGGTCCCCGATAATTTCTACGGACCCGATGGTCAACCCGACCCGCTCGTGATCGACCTGTACACCGAACGGGCACGCTGGCACAACGAGCAGCGAGCCGCAGGCGTCCACATCCACTGGCAGTACGAGTGCGTGATGCGACTCTTCGGTTGGCAACGGAAGAGCAGTCGTTGGAAGCGTCCGGTGCGGAGATACAGACGTGGTTCTGTATTCGTCAGTAAGAAGAACGGGAAATCTCCGACCGCATCCAGCATCCTACTGTATCTGGTTGCAGGCGACGGCGAGTCTGGTAGCAAGGTGTTCATCGCGTCGAAGGACTCCAAGCAGGCCGGCATCATCTGGCAACATTCCTACGAGATGATCATGTCGTCGCCTGAACTCAAGGCCGAGTTCCGAGTGAACCGAACGACCAAACGCTTGACCCACGAGCCGACCAGGTCATTTGCGGAGCCACTGTCGTCAAGCAACAGCCGAACCATGGATGCCAAGGAAGGCATCAACGGTCATGTATTGGTGGATGAAACCCACGTTGTTGACCGGGAATTCATGAGCATCCTGGAGGGTGCGGGAATCAGTCGCGTGCAGCCGATGCATTTGGAGGTCTCAACCGCCGGCAAAAACGTGAACGGTTACGGGCACGAGCAGTGGGAATACGGTCAGAAGGTCGAGTCGGGCGAGATTAAGGACGACGCATTCTTCTTCGCCTCGTACCACATGCCGCAGGATATCACCGAGGCGGAATTGCTCGTCGATCCCGAGAAATACCTGCGGATGGCAAACCCGTCCTGGGGCCACACGATCGATCCAGAAGAGATCTTGAGTACGTTGCACAAATCCCGCGCGTCGAGATACTCCTACCAGAAATTCTTGATGTACCGGGGCAACATCTGGCAATCAACCATCGATGTCTGGGGCGCGTCGTCGGGATGGAAAGACTGCGGGCATGACATATCCCTCGACGACTACGGCGACCAACCATGCGTTATTGGCCTGGATCTGGCCCGCAAATTCGACCTGGCCGGCGCTGTGGTGGCGTTCCGAAACGACGATGGATCAGTAGACATCTTCCCCTTCGCATGGACCTCGATCGAGGTCGCGAAATCCCGTGCTCCCCAGGTGCCGCAAATGCTCGACTGGATTGATTCCGGCGAACTGGTCGCTGGCGAAGGCGACGTGATGGATTTCCAGTTGATTGAGCGCGATCTCTATGCCGTGTGTAAACGGCTGAACGTCCGTGGAATTGTCTACGACTCGACCTATGCCGAAGACATCACAAGCGTGCTCCAGAGCGGCAGGACCAATCCAGACACAGGAGAACAACTGGTTGAAGGATTGGGCGTGGCCCGAATGGCAATGAGCCAGGGCTATTTGACCCAGGCCGGTCCCACGGTGGATTTCGAGAATGAGGTCCAGGGGAAAAAACTGCGGCATCCCAACCACGGCGTTCTTAACTGGCAGATGACCCACGCGACCACCAAGGCCGACAGCAACGGGAACATCAAAATACTCAAGCCAGGTCGGCAAGACATCCGCACGGTCGATGTCGTCCAAGCGGCGATCATGGCCCGCTGGGGCGCACTGGATTGCCAGGAATGGACACTCGAATACGGCACCTACTACGAAGACAACCCGATGGAGTTTGCATGACTGCTCGCCGGATCGCCTCGGATGCCCTTTGCCTGATTGGGATAATTGCTACACTGAGTGGAATAGGTCTGTTCGACTCCCGGCTACTGATCGCGACAGCTGGAGTCATCGCCCTGCTCGCCGGCCTGCGTCTCCACCGAGGGATCGATCGATGATCGCAGAATTCGTGTCCGACCTGATCAGTCCGCGCGCCCGTACCGTGGCGAGGCCCAGCAACAACCTCGAGAATCCGAGCGTCAACCTCAACGATCCAGACACCTGGGATTCCCTTCTGTCCGGCACGCGAACGGACGCCGGGGTCAAGGTGTCGCACCAGGGTGCAGTTGCTCTCCCCGCTGTCATGCAAGCCGTCCAGGTTATCTCTGGAGACGTTGCCTGTGCCACGCTGATGCCCTACAAGCGCGACCTCGAAACCGACCACGGTACACGCGACTACACCCATTGGACATACCACTACGTTGCATGCCAGGCCAACGAACTGACGCCAGCGTTCCAACTCTGGCGGCGAGCAATGGTGCATGCATTGATCTGGGGGAATGCGTGGATCTGGATCGACCGTCCGTTTGGCCGGCTCAACCCGAGAAGCGAGATTGAGGGCTTGTACAACCTGATGCCCGACCGAACGTATCCAATGCTCGATCCGAGCTATCCCGAGGGATACAAAATCGTCACCGAGGTGACCAATTACGACGTGCCCCAGTTGCCTGGTCAGCGCGAGACTGAACTCAAGGAGTTCGATCCACGCAGCGTGCTGCACATAGCGGGAGTTGGGTACGATACCGTCATGGGAATCGACATGACTGCTGCCGCGCGTGAGTCGTGGGGACTCGCCCTGGCCGCCGAAGGATTCCTCAGTAAATTCTTCGGACGGGGCGCACAGACAGGCGGCATCCTTGAGGTGCCGGTCACGATGTCTCCGAAGGCACAGGCCGGCGTAGTTGAGGGGTGGCAAAAACGAGAGGGGTCCGACAATTGGTTTAAGACGGCCATCTTACGGGACGGGGCCAAATTTCATTCTGTGACCGTCGATCCACAGTCGTCTCAGATGCACCTGGTGCGCGAAGATCAGGTCCGCGACACCGCACGGTTCTTCAATCTGCACCCAAGCAAACTCGGCCTGTCGGACTCGGTATCCTACAACTCACAGGAGCAGTCACAGAAGGATCACGTTTCGTCGTGCCTGCACCCCTGGTTCAAGGCAATATCGAGCGAGTGCGACATCAAACTGTTGACGCCGCGAAATCTACGTGGCCGGCTGCAGTATTTCAGCCACGACACAGCCGAACTGGTTACTCCCGATATCCAGACCCAGACCGAGGTATTGTCCAAGCAGATCGAAGCCACGATCATCAATCCAAACGAAGCCAGGCGCGTTCTGAAGCGGCCACCGAGGCCAGGCGGCGAGGAGTACGGCAACCCGAATACATCCAGCCCGCACGACGATCGACCCGAGGACGATCCGCCCGAGGATGACGAGGCTGAATACGACGAACCCGACGAGGACGAGGAGGTCGAACAGATCGCCAGGGCCGAATCGGCCTCAGCCGTCTACGATAGTCGAACCGCCGCAATCGAGAGTGTTGTGCGCGAGCAGATCACGCGGGCGAGCAACGCGATCACGAAATACGTGAAGCAACTATCCAAGAAACCAGAGAAGCTCGAAGCGTGGGCAACAGACCCGGCCAAATCAGCGGACAAATTCGACGAGATCTGCGAGACATCGTGCGAGTTGCTGGACGCTCACCTGGGCGTAGACCGCACCCTGGAGACGCTCAGGACCGAGTATCTGGCCGCATTGATCGATCAGTGTCGAGCACCGTTTGCCTACGACGCTGACAAGATTACTGCAATCGAATCCTTCCACGATCTGCATGTTCCAGACATGCTGAATGGATGGATGGATGGATATTTCCGCAACGGAGAACCGACATGATGATGGCGCAATGGCTAAGCAATAACGTGGACCCCAAGCTGATTGCGGCCGCAAGAGAAATCGAGGGGGATTGGCCCATCGGCATCCGTGCCGAACAATCGGATGAGGGTTCGATCGAGGTTCTGATGCATGGCGTGATCGGTGACCCGTGGGATGAGTTGGATTCCTCGACGTTCGCCCAATTCCTGTCACAGAATGACGATCGGGACATCCATCTGAGGGTCAATTCGCCCGGCGGAAGCGTCTTCGACGGAATCGCGATACATTCAGCCCTGGACTCGCACAGCGGTCGCGTGACCGCCACCATCGAGGGAACGGCGGCATCCGCAGCGAGTTTCGTTGTCTTGCCGGCAGACGAAATCACGATCGTTCCGGCTGCCACCATGATGATACACCGCGCCCATGCGTTCGCGATTGGAAACGTAGCGGTCATGCTGGAAATGGCTGAGGTACTGGAAAAGATCGATGGTCAGATCGCCGGGTTGTACGCCGAGGCCACCGGCAAGAGTCGCGCCACAGCGATGGACTGGATGACCGGACCAGCCGATCGGGACGGCACCTGGTTCACCGCCGAAGAGGCTCTCACCGCCGGCCTGGTTGATAGCATTCGCGGTGCAAAAGACGACGACGATAGCGATGATGACGACGACGAAGACGTGGACACGGCGTACTACGAGCAGCAGTTGGCTGATCGCAAGAAGAAGATGGCCCAGCGTGCCAGAATGGTCCGCGCCCGATTGGTTGCTCTTGACGACAACGACTGACGCCCGCTACATTCGCAATCAGTGACCGCGACTCAGTTCGCAGTTGCCCGTTCAAACAGGCAAGACACAGACTCAGTTCTGCAAAACGCCATTGGTGTTTCATGTGCCGCCGAGGCACAAGGCAGAATTTAGGAGTCTGGACAATGGTCACAGCAAATCAACGCGAACTCCACGATGAGCGTTCGCAAATCGCCACCACGATCCGAGAGTTGGCTGACAAGCAGGACGACTGGACGTCGGAAGACGAAAAGCAGTGGGATGCAGTCAACGCCGACTACGACAGAGTCAACGACCAGTTGACGGCATCCGTCGAGGCGGATCTCAAGGCCAAGGGCATCGAGGATCGCCTCGAACAGATCAAACGCGAAACGGACGATCGCGGATTCAAGCCGCTGGCTCAAACCGTGCAGTCGCAGCGGGCCGATAACGCCCGAACGCGATTGCTCCGCGATTCAGCAGGCGGTCCCTGTGCGGGATGGGATTTGGAGCGAATGAAGAACACGGCGGTTGACGCCTGGTTCGCCAACCAGATCGACAGTTCCGCAGTCACGGAAACGCAGGCCGCTGCGGCGGAACTGGTCGGGATGAACCTCAACTCGCGGTATCTCGATTTCAAGCTGGGTGCGGACTACAAGGACATCCAGCGGGCGTTCAATTCCTTCAATGGTGGTCGCCAGCATGCGCAGCAACTGGATGCGATCAAGAACTCGCTGAACACGGGCGCGACCAGTGGCGGCGACGACCTGATCGGTGAGACCTACATCGCGCGCCTTGAGCAAGAGTTGCTCGCCTTCGGCGGCATGCTCCAGGTTGCGGACATCCTCCGCACACCGAACGGCAATCCGCTGCGGTGGCCGACCGCTTCTGACGTGTCGAATACCGGCCGCCAGATCGGTGAAGAGGTTCCTGTCTCCGAGACGGATCCGTCGTTCAGTATCTTCACACTGGGGTCGTGGAAATTCAGCAGCGACGAAATTCTCGTCAGTTCTGAATTGCTCAACCAGTCGGAGGTTCCGCTGGGAACGATCCTGCCGTCGATGCTCTCGGAACGTCTCGCGCGCCGCATCAATTTGGGGATGACGACTGGTTCGGGCAGTTCGACCATTTCCGGCCTGATTACAGGTGCGAGTCAGGGTCACACCGCAACAGGTGGGGCGCTAGCGTTCGATGACGTGATCGATCTGGAAGCTGCTGTCGATCCTGCGTACCGCGTCGGTCCATCGGTCGGGTACATGTGTTCCGATGCCATCCGAACGATCCTCCGCAAACTGAAAGCGTCGGGCACGGGTGAATACCTGTGGTCGTCTGGCGTGGAGTCGGGTGACGGGGAGAGACTGAATTTGTACCCGTTGACCGTCAACCAGAACATGGCGACGGTGCAGACCACGGGCGCGAAGCCATTGGTCTTCGGTCGGTTCTCGAACTACAAGGCCCGCATGGTCAACGTCGTTCGCATGTACCGCCTGACCGAGCGACACCGCGAGAACGACCAGGACGCCTTCCTTGCATTCGTCGAGGCAGACGGCAAATTGCTGGATCCGTCCGGTGGAAGCAACTCGCCAGTTCAGTACCTGGAAATGACCTGATCCACGCAATCGTTCGCGCGGACCAGAACACATACATTCACGATAAGGAGCGACCACATGGTCGATACATTGCAAAGACTGAAGGTTCACACGATTGCTGCCGGTGCAGCGAACCAAACGATCGCGGATCTGGAAGGACTCAATGGCAACATCCTGTATGTTGACGCCGGAGGTGGTGCGATCGATTTGACGCTGCCGCCAGAAGCGAACGCAGCAGGGATCGGCATTCACATTTTCAATGTGTCTGACGCAGCCGAGGCCATCACCGTGAAAGATGATGGTGCGAGTACCATCATCGTGCTTGCACAAGACGAGGGCGGATTCGTCGCTTGCGACGGGACCACCTGGCACGGCTACGTTGGCGCTGAAACGTAACAGGGGTTGGTGAGGGACTGCGCGGCGGGAATCCTCGCCGTTTCCTCGCCGCGCAGTCTGTCGTTCGTTCTTGGACATCGACCATGGCAAAAAAACGCCGACCCAAACGCAAACCGTCAACCGTGCGGGTTGAGTTCCTTCAGCACGTCTCGCGCCACGTTGAGCGGATCCCCGGCGACACGTCGAGCGGTGTGATCCAGTTCTGGCACGAGGAGGGATCGATCATCGATCTGGACCGAACGACCGCACGCGGAATGGTCGCAGCGGGGCGTGTCCGCATTGTGGAGGACGACGACGAATGTCAATCCTGACCGTTCCCGTGAAGACCGCCGGTCCTTCAGCCCGACCCGTCGGCATCGACGAGATCAAGGACCAGTTGCGGATCACGACTCGCGACGAAGACGCGCTGATTTCCCGGTACGTCGCGGCATCGATCGAGCTAGCCCAGGACTATCTCTGGCGGCAATTCGCCGCTGCCAAATACCGCCTCTCGATGAAGCGTTTTCCTCAGGGGCGATACGGCCGTCTGAGCGTCTTCAACCGTGAGGACAATGACATCGAGCTACAGCGATGCCCCGTCCTGGCCGTTGACTCAATCACCTATCTCGATACCGATGGTGCCAGGCAGACACTGGCGACCTCGAAATATGATGTGGCCGTTGGCGAACAGTTCGAGCCGGCACTACTCTCACCAGCGTATGGATTATCCTGGCCGGCAGTCCGTAAACAAGCCGACGCGGTTGTGGTCACGTTCACAGCCGGGTACGGCGTCCCCTGCACCGTGGACGCATCGAACGACACATTCACAACGGATGGTATTCACAATTTCAGCGACGATGATACGGTGCGTGTCTGGGCGCTCTCAGCGCTCGAAGAATCGACGGGGCTGACCGAGTACACGTCGTACTACGTGGTCTCAGCCAGCGGGTCGGATTTCCAGCTATCCCTCACGTCTGGTGGTTCGGCAATCGATATATCGGGGACATCGCCAAATCAGATGTTTGTGGGGACGCCGATCCCCGAGCGATTGGTCAACGCGATTCAAATGCTGTCGGGGCACTACTACAAGACCCGCTGTGCCGATCCCGATGCCCACGATCAACATGACCCCGGTGTTCTGTCGTTCCAATCTCTGCTCGATTCGTGCGGGTGGACCGGCCCGGTGGTGAGGTAATCCATGCCGGTTTGTGGCCTAACAGATCCGTCGAGACGGGACGTCCTGATCCGGTTCCGCGAACCAGCGGTTGCGGTCAACGCGATCGGTGAAGTGGACGTTCATGTCACAACGCAGGACACGCTGAAAGCCTGGGGCACCGTGCGGTCGAAGAGCAGCAAAGAGGTCTACTTCGTAAATCAGACCCACGGTCAGGCCGACGTGGTTGTTGAGTGCGACTACAC